ATGGCAACAATTACGATTGAAATTGGTAAGGTGAACAAGGGAGGGATGAGGCCTGTGAGCTTCTTGGTGACACACAACGGGACGAAGAAACGGATCCCGACGGAGCTGTCGCTGGCGAAGGGTGAGGTGTCCGCCGACGGGCGGCGCATCAGGGACCAGCGCAAGGCGATGGCGGCGGAACGGCTGCTGCGGCGGCTGGAGGACAGGCTGTATGACTTGTCGTTTGACATTCTGGAGGAGGGGCTGGACGCTGCGGGGATAGCGGAGCGGCTGGTGCCGAGGCGCGAGGATCCGGACTTCTTCGAGTTTGCTGACAGGTGGGTGGCTCGTGCTGGCATCAAGGGGCAGCGCAACTACCGCTCGATGCTGAACGCTCTGGAGGGTTATGTGGGTTGCAGGCGTCTGCCTTTCCGCCGCATCACGTATGGTTTCCTTGAGGGCTTCGAGGATTGCCTGCGTGGTCGGGACCGTGCGGTGTCGCTTTACCTGGGCGGTATGCGGCATTTGTACAGGGAGGGCATGCGTGCGCTGAACACTGACACGGTGCGTGTGATTGAGAATGACCCGTTTGAGCGTTACCGTGTGCCTCGGCAGCGTGTGATGAAGGGTGTGCGGTCGCTTTCGTTGGATGAGTTTCTTCGTGTGTGTGAGTTTCGTGGCACTGGGAGGGCTGGTTTGGCGCGGGACTGCTTTGTGCTGTCGTTCTGTCTGATGGGCATGAACTCGGCTGACTTGTACGACTGCCGTGTGCTTCGGGACGGCGTGCTGTGCTACAACAGGGTGAAGACGCGTGGCCGGCGCAGTGATGGCGCTTACATGGAGGTGCGCGTGCATCCTCGTCTGTCGGGTCTGATGGCGAAGTATCGTGGTGGTTGCAGGGTGTTTGACTTTTACCGTCGTTACTCGTCGGCTGGGGACTTCAACCGTGCGTTGAACATTGGCTTGAAGGCTGTTGGTGAGGCTGTGGGTATAGAGGGCTTGCAGTTTTACCAGGCTCGGCACACTTTCGCGACGCTGAGCCGTAACCTGATGCGTTTCAGCAAGAGCGACGTTGACGAGGCTTTGAACCATGTGGGGAGTCTGGGTCTTGCCGACGTTTACATCAAGCGTGATTTCTCGATTGTGAACGACAACAACGCGCGGTTGCTTGGGCGGGTGTTTGGTTGGTGATGGGTAGCAGTCAGACGGAGTATGCCGCTTTGTCGATTTGCGGAATGTCGTCGTTGTCTTCCACGATGAAGAATGTCCTTCTGAGGCAGTCTCTGGCATTGACGGCCAAATGCTTTCTCCAGTTTCCGCTGATGTTTGTCAATGGTTTGTCGCTGTTGTCTTCTGGGTAGATGTCGATGGTGAAGTGCCAGTAGTTTAGCCTTACTGGGGCGTGGTTGGCTTTCATTGTCGCTTTGAGGATGGTTGTTCTCCCGTTGCTGTCTTCCTTGAGGTCTTCCCACTTTTCGGTTATGTGCCTCTCGATTTTTCCGACGGCCTCGGTATAGTTGGACTTGCTTGTGAAGGTCCGCTTGTATGGTATTGCCTTATTGTGCAGTTGTCGCAGTTCCCATGCTACGACGAAGAAGTTGTCTGTTGTCTGGTAGTTGTCCGTGGTGTCGGTTTGCCGTTTGTCTTGCTTTTCCCATTTTTCCTTTCCCTCGTTTTTCTGTATGTATGCGAAATGCCTCGGCAGGAAAGTTGCTCCGAGCAGGCACATGGAGAGGTTGGGCATTCTTTTGTCTGGCAGGGCCTCCTTTGTTAGTGCTGGCACGTCGTCTCCGAGCCCGCATTCCGTGGATGAGCAGATGTCTCCCTCTATTCGGTGCGCTATCCACGCCTTAGGCTGGGAGCTGATGATGCTTTCTGCATCCAGATTCTGCCTCCATCCTTGTTGTGGTATGATTTCTTCGGGGTAGTCTTGCATGTTTATGCTATGTTTGTTTCTTCCCTGATTTTCTCGATGAGTTTTGCGAGCACGCTTGTCTCCGCCATGTCGGATATGAGGAGTTGTCTTTTCCTGAACACGTTGAACATGACGATGTTGTCTTCGTTTGTGTCAGTCGGTTTTGAAATGGATACGATGATGTCCTTTTCCATTCTGATTGCGACGTTCAGCACTTTTTCCTCGTTGTCGAATGCTGCTGTTGCCGTTGATGTGTCGGCATTTTTTGCTGCGAGCGTTATTATCTCGCATGCCCTTAGTGTGTCGTTGTCTTTATGATTCAGCCTGTTGTATGCATCCCAGATGGCCCTTTCTGTGCTGTTCGTGTTCTGTGCGAACATGAATATTCCCTTTTTGTCGAATTTTGCCGTGTTATCTCTTACTTGCCAGGAGTGCGTGGTTTGCTGACAGTCTTGGTGTTGTTGTATGTCGGCCATTACGACAGTCATTCCTGCGGCGAGTGCTATTTCGGCGACTTGCAGGGTTGTCTTTTTTATTTCGCTGAATGTTGTGTTCATTCTTGCATTTCCTTTATTATGTTTTCATTAAGGCACCATCGGAAGGCGTTGTCGATTATTTCGTTAAGCGTTGTGATGTTTTCTTCCATTTTGCTTGTTTCCGTCTCTGTTGCTATGGTGGCGATGATGCGCAGTGTTATTGCTCCCTCCCCTGTTTCCTCAAGGTCTCTTCTGAAACCGTATTGTATGGTGATGGAGCTGTTGATTTGGTCGTTTCCCTGTACTTTGTATTCCTTTTCGAGTCTTGAGGTGTTTCTGTCTTGCCCCTCGTTGTTTTTCCAGTGGTTCATCAAGTTGTCGCTGAATACTTGTGCGAGCAGTTGTTCGTTGCTTGCGTTTTCCTTTTCCTCTGACTTGAACCTGAGCTCATTGTACTTGGCCCACTCTATGCATTTGGTTGTGCTTGCTTTCCTTGCCTCCAGATATTTTTTTATCTTTTGGATGTTGTCGCCCGCATTGAGGAAGGATGTGTATGCTGGGAAGTCCATTTTCAGATGCGCGCATTCTTCCTCGAATATGAATTTGACGAGTTCGTCTCCAGACCGCACCAACAGCCCGTTTGTTATGGCTTCGGAGACGTTTCTTCCGATTTCCAGCATAAAGTTGTCTTTGAGGAACTTTTCCAGTTCCTGTTCGGATGGTTCTTCCTCTTTTGTGAAGGTTACTTTTGCCTTCACGTCTTTCAGGAAAGTCCTGTTGAATATTCGTGGTTCTGTCTTTCCGAAGATTTCGTAACCGGTCATGTTGTTTGGTGCTGTTTATTGATTTTGTTGCAAAAGTAGGTGTTTTTTCTCAAATTTGGTTGTTTTTGTGGTACTTTTATTGTTTTTTCACCGTTTGTGCGGGTTGTGGTTTCCACAAAATGTTGTGGAGTTTTGTGGGGGATTGGGGTGGTCAGAGGGTGGCTTCGGAGATGACGGTGGGTGTGTGGCGGTGGTGGGTGATGGCGGTGATGGTGGGTGTTGGCATCTCGTAGAAGCAGACCTGCATGGCTATGGCTCGTGTCATGAGGATGTCGTCGTGGTGTCCCTCTATGGCTCCGAAGACGTTGATGCCCTTTGGCTTCCGCTCGTAGGCGAGGTACTCGTCGAGGCATTGCTCGTCGCGCTCGACGTAGAGGTGTTCGCGTATTACCTTGATGAGCACGGATATTATCTTTGGCTTTGTCGCGATGTTGGTCTGGAATCCGTATTTGACGGGCGCGCCGGCTTTGATGGCGTCCTCGTTCTGGCGACGGGCGTAGAGGTTTGGGTAGGCCTCTGCTATCTCGTTGAGGACGGTGTATGCCTGGTCTCCGTCGAGCACTCTGCGTGGGTCTTTTGTGTCGATGGTGTTGGATTCGATGACGAGGAGCGCGTTGTCGTACCATTTGGCTATCTGCGCCGCCTTCCATGCGAGGAGGTCCATGTCGATGTGCCCTCTCCATTGCGCGACGACGACTGGCGGCTCTGCGTCTATCATGTAGAGTCGGTCGAATACGGCTATGACTGACCAGTCGGCCTTTGCCCACCGTCCTCCGATGTCCACGACGACGAGGTAACGGTCGTTGACTTTCTCGTCGGGGTCGGTCTCCGGCTTCTCCCATACCTTGAGCAGTCCTGTCTGGTCTTCGGTGAAGGTGATTGCCTCGAGTGCCTGCGGCCCGTCGTCGGCGGTGGCGGAGAGCTCTCCGATGAAGCGTGGCGGCTTGCACGCTGCCCGGAAGCGGTTGACGAGCTGCTTGTCGAAGACCCTGTTTCCTGAATAGGTGAATGCCTCGTCGTCGTCGGAGGGGAACTCTGACGCCATCTCCGCGTGCGTGAAGTAGGTGGAGCGTTGCATGATGTACCAGTTGATGGCTTCGAGCGTGGCCCCTGTAGTCCACAGCCAGTAGAGGTATCTTCCCGATTCGTGCCTCTCGTCGGGCTGCGCGTCGTTGTTTCGCTCGTCGATGAGGCGTTGCGCGAAGTCTCGTTTCTGCTGCTCGGTTTTGAATGGCATCCTGTACATCTCTATCTGCCACCATGCGATGAAGACGGCCTGGAAGATGGAGTGGCGCTGCTTGGCTGAGTCGTATTCCTTCTGGAAGAAGTTTCCCGCGCCGTTTGGCGACGATTCATAGACGATCATCGACATGGGGTTGTTTGGGAGCGCTCCGGAGCAGGCCGAGCGCACGATGTCGGCAGGCTTTTTCTTCTCTGCTGTCTCGAAGAAGGCGACCTCTGTGAGGTGTACGAGCGCGGAGTCTCCTCCGCGTGCGGAGTCGGGTTTCATAGCCGTTCCGATTTTTATCTTGCATGAGCGTTGCGGCACGAGGTGTATGTGCGGCGTGTTGGTTCCGACGTATTTCTTCTCCTTGTCGGAGAACTGTGCTCCGAGCGGGTAGAGCAGCCTGACGGGGTAGTCGTTGAGCATGTTCTGGTACATTCCCTCGACCTCGACTGACGAGTCCACCTGGTGTCCGACGATGAGGCTGTTGAGTCCTCGTCGTATGACGAGCTGCAGCCATGCCATGTACATCTGCGTCGCCGTGGAGCCTCCCCACTGTCGTGCCTTAGCGAGTATGACGCGGATGGGCTGTCCTGCGGTGCGCTGCCGCTCGTAGGCCTCGATGAGCGTGCGTTGCGGTCGGTTGAGGATGAAAGGGACGTCCTCTCCTCCTCCTTTGGGATGGATTTTGACGAGCAGCGCCGCCCAGAATGGGAAGTCGTGGCGTATTCTGATGCGTATGAGCTGCTCTATTATCTTGTCTCGCTCGCTGTCGTCGTAGGTCAGTCCTGTGCCTGCTGTGAGCGTGGTGTAGAATTTCTCGATGGAGCCAGCGCGTTTGATTTTTCGGACGAGCTTGTTGCGCATCATCTCCTGCGGGACGTGCTGCGTGGTGATGGGGAAGTCGGCGATGGTGAGTGTGGCCCGTTGTCCGATGGACCCTTCCCCTGTGATGGGGTTGAAGGTTCGCCGGATGTCGTCGTTTCGTTTGTCGTTTTCCTTTAGGAGTGAGGAGAGAGGAGTGGGGAGTGAGGAGTGAGATATGTCAGGCATGGGCTTGGTGTTTTAATGGGGAGTGGGGAGAGAGGAGTGGGGAGTGAGATATGTCAGGTAAGGGTGTGTTTGTGGATTATTGCTATTGCGAGGGCAGTGAGGAAGGCGTAGAGGTGGACGGCTGCTGCGACGTTGGCGAGCAGAGCCCCTGCGAGAATGACGGCGAGGCAGGCTGCCGTGAACCTGCGTGGCCGCTGGCATGACGGCGCCATCAGTCCGCAGAGTGCGAAGAAGAGCGCGGAGAGGCCTACGATGGGTTTGTCGGAGAGCAGGAATGGCGGCACTGCCGCCGCTATGGTGAATGCCGCCGCGAGCTGGAGTGCCGTTGGCCGCCATTTGGTGATGATGGCGGTCAGAGCGTAGAGATTGACTGCGAGGTGCGGCAGGTTGGCGTGCAGGAACTGATAGGTTATCCTTGTGATGGGCGGCGTGCCTATGGCCAGTCCTGCCCTCTGCGGGTCTGCTCCGGTGACGAATGCTATGGCAGCTGTGATGACGATGGCCGCTGCGAGGCATGGCGCTGTATGAACTTTTGTTGGCATCGTTTTCTGATTTTGTGTAGTAGGACAATGGCAGAGCGCGTGGTGAGGTAGAATCGCGGCGCTGGCGAGTTGACGACCTTTCGTACGCATCGCGGTATGCTCCATTGCGGCTGCTGCCGGTGGAGTAGTGCGACCCGTCGCAGGATTTCGTTGAACATCTGCTGGCGCATTGGTGAGACGACGGTGTTCTTTCCGCGCATCATCTCGTTGATGATGATAGTGGCTCGTTCCTCGGAGACGTAGAACCGCTCCGCTGGCGAGTTGACGGTCTGCTCGATGACGGTATCACGGCGGATGTATGGCGTGGTTTCCGCGGCTCGTCTGTATGCCCTTATGAGGTCTTGGTCTCGCTGGTGAGTGAAGTCGCACTTGTTTCTGCACATCTTTTTACTTTAAACTTTAAACTTTAAACTTTAAACATTAAACATTAAACATTAAACATTAAACTTTTTCCATTGGACGTTAGGCTTTGAACTTTAAACTTTAAACATTAAACATTAAACTTTAAACATTAAACTTTTTCCTTTAAACTTTAAACATTAAACATTAAACTTTAAACATTAAACTTTTTCCTTTGGACGTTAGACTTTAAACTTTAGACTTTAAACATTAAACTTTTTCCTTTGGACGTTAGGCTTTAAACTTTAGACTTTAAACTTTAAACTTTTTCCTTTGGACGTTAGGCTTTAAACGTTAGACTTTAAACATTAAACTTTTTCCTTTGGACGTTAGACTTTAGACTTTAAACTTTAAACTTTTTCCTTTGGACTTTAAACATTAAATTTTAGGGGGATTGTCTTTCTGCAAATTTAGCGATTGTTTGTTAATAATTAAAGTGTTTTGGTGGTGGAAAAGGCTTAAATTTGCGGCAAATAAATCATAATTTTTCATTATATGGCAGAAGAAAAGGTTAATAATCAGGACGTTGTGTCGAAGCGTGCGTTGCTTCGCGAGCGTCTGTCGAAGAAATACCCTGGTGAGGATTTTTCTGACGATGAGGCTGTAGCGAGCAGGATTTCAGCGGATTACGATGATTACGAGGGTATGCAGGAGCGTGAGAGGACGCTGAACGAGATGTTCAAGAATGACCCTCGCTCGGCTACGTTCTTGAACGAGTGGCGTGAGGGCGGCAATCCTGTTGTCGCGTTGGTCCGCACTTACGGCGACACTTTCCGCGACGCTTTGGAGGACGAGGCTATGCAGGAGGAGCTTGCGAAGGCGAACCAGGAGTGGCTTGACCGCGTGGCGAAGGAGGGCCAGTTGGAAGAGGAGTACAACAAGAACCTTCAGGCGAGCCTGGAGCTGATAGACAGGATGGGTTTGCCTGAGCAGGAGGTTGACGACGTTGTGGGACAGTTGGTGCAGATAGCGAATGACGTTATCATGGGCAAGTTCACCGAGGCGGCCATCAACCTTGTTCGCAAGGGCGTGAAGCATGACGAGGACGTTGCCGTGGCCGGCCATGAGGGTGAGGTGCGCGGTCGCAACGCCAACATCAAGGAGAAGCTGCTGAAGGGTCGCCAGGGCGACGGCATGGCCCGTCTGGGGAGTGCGTCGGCAGCTGCTCCGCAGCCTAAGCAGGCCCGCCGTATGCGCGGTGATGACATCTGGAACGCTCCGGAGGTGAGGAGTGGGCGGAAGTCCTGAGTTTAATGTGGAGAGAGGAGAGAGGAGTGGGGAGTGAGAATACTCTTGCTGACTTGATTTCTTGACAGGATTAACAAGATTGACAGGATTTTTCTGACAGAGGGACATAAGGATTTTTAGGTTGTTATAGGATTTCATAGGTGGCTTTAGGATATTATAGGAAGGATATTCTTTTTAGGCTTTTCTAGGCATTCTAGGCTGATTAGGCTCTCTAGGCTGACTAGGGTGTTGGAAAATAGGGTGAATGAGGTTGTATGAAAGGATAACGTTTTTTTGAGGTTTAATGTTTAATGTTATAAAGATTAGATTATGAAGAGAGTAGAGAAGAAGAAGAGCTTTTGGGGGCTTTGGGTTAGCCTCCTTGTGGCAGTTGTGGGTGCCATCCTTGACGGTGGCAGCGGTGTGCTGATGGCAGTTGCCGGTGATTTGACCGATGCCGGCACTCAGGACACTGGCGGCAGCAAGGTTATCGACAGCGACGAGAACGTGGTTCGCGACACTGGCGAGCCGTTGCGTGACGGTCCCGGCAAGGGCGACGGCATCACGTCGGACACCGGCAACCGCGAGGACGGCGACGAGGACCTGCTGGACCGTGAGATTGACGAGCGTGTGCTGCGCATCAAGCCTATGGCGACGCCCATAGACCAGATTTCTCGCCAGGCTGCGACGTCGAACTCTAAGCAGTTTGACTTCAAGTATTACAGCATCGGCACCCGTCCGATCAAGACGACGCTGACGAAGGCCGTGAGCGCCCAGTCGAGCGGCACGACGTGTGTGATTGAGGTAGAGGACCCCGCGATGTTCACGGAGGACGACACCATCCGCGTTGTTGGCGTGAAGGGCAAGTATTACTCTGACGCGCAGGGTGTGGCTGTGGCCTACGACGAGGACGGCGTGGTGCCTGACCTTGTGTTGTGCGTGTGCGGTGTTGACGAGAGCACTGGCAACATCGTGGTGTATGCCGTTAACGGTGAGCTTGACTCGAACAAGAAGCCCATCTACCTGCCCGCCATCGAGGCTGACACCGTGCTTATCCGCATGGCCAAGGCCGGAGCCGAGATGGACGTTCAGACGGGCCGTTTCACGACCACTCCGGAGAGCGAGGTTCAGTTCTGCCAGCAGTTTATGACGATGATAGAGCAGAGCACATGGGACAAGATTTCGGCCAAGCGTGTTGACTGGGACTTCTCGGACATCGAGGAGGATGCGGTGTATGACATGCGCCTGGCAATGGAGAACTCGTTCCTGTTTGGCGCGAAGTCGATGATCAAGCACCCGAAGAAGCACGGCTATGCGCAGTGGTTCACCGGCGGCGTGTGGTGGATGGCCGGCAAGGACATTGAGGTAGGCGAGTATGACGAGGAGAAGGAGGAGGCTGTTATCAGCGACGACAACCTCGTTGACATCGCTAAGGACCTGTTTGTTGGCACAGGCAGTGCGAACAAGCGCAAGGTGATGTTCTGCGGCTCTGACTTCCTGGCAGCGTTGTCGAAGATCAAGAGTGAGAAGTTCCGTCTGAAGGAGACTGTGGAGAAGTGGAACCTGAAGTTCAAGAGTTGGGACACCGACTTTGGCGAGATTCTGGCGATTCACCATGAGTTCTTCGACCAGAACGGCATGAGCGACCAGGCGTTTGCCATGGATCCGAGTTACCTGTACAAGAAGAAGCACGCCGGCTGGAGCCGCAGCGTGATAGACCTGAAGAAGGCCGGCATCCGCAACTCTGAGGCTGTTATCCTGACTGAGATTTCGGCGTTGTATCTGCGTTGTCCGAAGGCTCATGCCCGCATGAAGCTGGCGAGCGGCGAGGATACTGCTGCTGCTGGCAACAAGGCTGCCGCTGATACTGGCAAGTCTGCTGATACTGGCAAGGTTGCTGATACTGGCAAGGTTGCTTCTGGCGATTGATAATTTGTTTGTGTCATGTCATATTAAGCGGGGGGCGCGGTGGTGCTGGCTTTTCTTGGCGGCGTTGTCCGCGCCCCTTTTTTTAATGTGGAGTGAGGAGCGAGGAGTGGGGAGTGAGAATACTCTTGCTGACTCTGGCTTTTCGACATAAGGACAGATTTTTCTGACAGAAGGGACATAAGGGTTTTTAGGTGGCTTTAGGATATTATAGGTGGCTTTAGGACTTTATAGGAGATAGGCTTTTTAGGCTGACTAGGCTGACTATGCTTTTTAGGCTGACTAGGATGTTGAAGAGATGAAGGAGGAGACAATGATTATTAGTTTAATATTTTAATGATATGGCAAAGAGGAAATTGTATAGGTCTAACAGTGTGATTCACCTGAATGTTCGCGTTGGCGGGCATGTTCGCCATGTGTCGTTCAACGCCACTACGTCTCGTGGCAGCACTCTCTCCACGGGGGACGCTGCGTTGCAGGATGCTTTGGAGCGGCACCCGTTCTTCGGCACGAAGTTCCGCCTGGTGCGTGAGTTTGACGATTCGGCTGTTGTGGCGCCTGTTCGTGCGGTGGCTGCTGCCACGAAGCAGCGCGGTCCCATTGTGATACGTGTGACGGACGTGTCGGACGCCCGCGAGAAGCTGGCCGAGAAGAGTGGCATGAGCCGCACTAAGGTTGGCCGCACGTGGGGCGAGCTGGAGGCTACTGCTGGCCATCTGGGGTATGTGCTGGAGAGGGTTCTTTAATGTGGAGTGAGGAGTGAGAATACTCTTGCTTGCTCTGATTCTCTGACAGAAGAACATAATTCTTTTAAGACAGAAGAACATATTTTCCATGATTTTTCTGACAGAAGGGACATAATTCTTTTAAGACAGAAGGACATATTTCCTTTGACAGGATTAACAAGATGGACATGATTTTTCTGACAGAAGGGACATAATTCTTTTAAGACAGAAGGACATAATTTTGGATTTCATAGGTGGCTTTAGGGCTTTATAGGATTTCATAGGTAGTTATAGGACTGTAGGATATTGGATTATGACATATACGCGCGAAGAGTTGTTTGAGGGTGTCAGGACGTTGCTTGACAGGAACGTGGCTGATGACGGGCTGTCGGTGCTGTCGGACGACGACACGCTGTCGGTTGACGGTCTGGTGGCTAAGACGTTTCTTCCGGCGGTGCGTCATATCCTGGACCGTGCTCCGATGCTTCTGATAGACACTCTGCGGTCGCTTGCTGGCGACGGCAGGGCGTCGCTGATAGAGCAGGAGACGGGTGCGGACGGCATGACACGTTACCTGTACAGTGCTCCTTTGGACTGTCTGCGCATTGCGCGTGTGCGTATGGGCAGCTGGAAGCGGGACGGTCTGATTGTTGACGAGGGCAGCGACACAGCCCGCCAGCAGGTGGATTCGTTTCCTGGCGTTCGTGGCACTCCGTGGAAGCCTGTTGTGGTTGTCAGGAGGCAGGGCGAGTGGACGGATGACTTGACGGCTTTCTCGACGTTTGGCATCACGTTTGAGTGTTTCAGCAGCGACACTACCTCTGACGTGCTGCAGTCGGGCAGTTATGTTGCCATGCCTGCTTTTGACGACGAGGGTGTGATTGACCTTCCGGAGCATCTGCTGGATGCCATCGAGCACTATGCGGCGTCGATGGTGGCCGGTACGCTGAATGACTTTGACGCTATGAAGCGTCTGCGGTCGGAGGCTGGTGCTTTAATGAGGAGAGAGGAGTGAGGAGTGCTTTCAATGAGGAGAGAGGAGTGCTTTCAATGAGGAGAGAGGAGAGAGGAGTGGGGAGTGAGAATACTCTTGCTTGCTCTGGTGTTTTGACAGAAGGACAGATTTTTCTTTTTCTGACATAAGGACAGATTTCTTTTCGACAGAAGGGACAGATTCTTTTCAAGACAGAAGGGACAGAAGGACATAATTCTTAGACAGGATTAACAGGATGAACAAGATTCTTTTGACAGAAGGGACATAAGGATTTTTAGGTGGCTTTAGGATGGCATAGGTGGCTTTAGGATGGTATAGGAGATTTGATTGCTAGGTTTTCTAGGCTGATTAGGCTTTCTAGGATGTTGGGGGGGGGAGAAGAAGGGAAGTGAAGGAGGAGTTTTGAGTTTGAAGTTTAACGGTTTAACGTAAAAAGTATATGAAGAGGTTTAGGATTGGGAATGACTTGAATTTGTCGTGGGCGGTGTTTGACAGTAACACCCGCGAGGCCTACGACCTTGAGGGGCGTAAGCTGGTGCTGACGCTTTGGAACAAGTGCGAGAGCTATGTGATCAGCAAGTTCGACGTTACTAACAACATTGTGTCGTGGACTTTCCCTGGCAGGATACAGGAGCATCTGGGTCGCTATGTAGCGATACTGGAGGACAGGACTGACGGCACGCTTCACACGATAGACAAGCGTCCGGCGTTCATGCTGGTCCGCTGGACGGACCAGGCATCGGCATGCGAGGACGACGAGGACGGCGAGGCTTTCCTTTCTGTTTACTCTGTGGAGCTGGAGAGCTACATCACCGACACCTACATCGACAAGATCCTTAGGACGATAGTGGAGGTGAAGTCGGACATGGAGGAGTTCAAGGAGGAGCTTGAGGTTGAGACGAAGGAGTACGTTGAGGAGCAGGTGTCGGAGCAGGTTGCGGCCAAGACGGAGGAGATGGAGAAGGCCATCAGCGACGAGACGGCAGCCCGCGAGGAGGCTGATACGAAGCTACAGGAGCAGATAACAGCCAACGATGAGGAGATTGCGGCTCTTCAAGAGAGTACGGCTGCGGAAGCGGCTGCGCGTGAGGAGGCCGACACGAAGCTGCAGGAGCAGATTACTGCCAACGACGAGGATATTGCGGCCTTGCAGGAGGGGGCTGCTGCTGAGACGGCTGCCCGCGAGGAGGGTGATACGAAGTTGCAGGAGCAGATTACTGCCAACGATGAGGATATTGCGGCCTTGCAAGAGGGAGCTGCTGCGGAGAGTGATGCCCGCGAGGAGGGTGATGCCAAGTTGCAGGAGCAGATTACCTCGAATGATGAGGATATTGCTGCCATTGAGAAGACGCTTGACGGTCTGAACTGGAAGAACGGGGAGGGCGAGAGTGCCGTGCGGCAGGTGTCGGCGAGTGAGGCGAGTGGCAAGTGCAGCGTTGCTGAGGGCAACAAGACCACGGCGAGCGGCAGCTATACTCATGCCGAGGGTACTGGCACGAAGGCCACCTACTGGGGCGCTCACTCGGAGGGTGTGAACACGGAGGCATCGAGCCAGGCGTCGCACTCGGAGGGTGAGGGCACTAAGGCTGACGGCAAGTACGCCCATGCGGAGGGCTACCAGACGAAGGCGACGAACGAGAGCGGTCATGCCGAGGGCAGCTCGACGCAGGCTACTGGCAAGTACTCCCATGCGGAGGGTTACTCGTCGAAGTCTACTGCTACGGCGTCGCACTCTGAGGGCAGCGAGACGCAGGCAAGCACGATGTTCGCGCACTCGGAGGGTCAGAAGAGCGTGGCGAGCGGTCAGGCGAGCCATGCGGAAGGCACGGAGACGCAAGCGAGCGGCTCTCACTCGCACGCTGAGGGTTACACGTCGAAGGCATCGGGTGCACGCAGCCATGCCGAGGGCTACGGCACCACGTCGAGCGGCCAGAGCGGTCATGCCGAGGGTGAGGGCACTAAGGCTACGGAGAAGGCGGCTCATGCTGAGGGCATCGACAGTGTGGCGAGCGGCCAGGATTCGCACGCGGAGGGTTGTGCCACTACGGCGAGCTCTGCCCATGCCCATGCTGAGGGCTACGGCAGCGTGGCGAGTGGCGCTCGCGGTCATGCCGAGGGTGGCTTCACGGAGGCTCGCAACTCGAATGAGCATGCGGAGGGCATGTACAACAAGTCCACGGAGTCGAGTGCTACGGAGGAGGCTACGCTGTCGTCGATAGGCATGGGTGCTGGCGAGACGTCGCGGAGGAACGCCCGTGAGTACAAGAAGAACGGCGACCTGTATGTGAACGGCATCGGCGGCTACGATGGCGACAACTGGGACGAGGCCGAGACGGTGCAGGGTGTGGTGAAGACGCTCTCCAGCGGTGTGTCGGTGAACAGTGAGGCTGTGGCAGACATGCAGGCAGTGCTGGCTGACCTGAAGGCTGTTGACGTGGCCACGGTGGACGAGGCTTGCGAGGAGGTGTTCTCTTGAATTTAATGAGGAGTGAGGAGTTTTTTAATGGGGAGTGGGGAGTGAGGAGTGGGGAGTGAGATATGACTTGCTTGCTCTGATTCTCTGACAGAAGGACAGATTTTAATGAGGAGTGAGGAGTGAGGAGTGGGGAGTGAGATATGACTTGCCTGCTCTGGCTTTCCGACAGAAGGACAGATTGTTTTTTTGACAGAAGGGACATAATAGGTGGCTTTAGGATGGCATAGGTGGCTTTAGGGTTTCATAGGAGATTTGATTGCTGGGCTTTTCTAGGCTTTTCTAGGCTGATTAGGCTTTCTAGGCTGATTAGGATGTTTGAAGGAGGAGTTTTTGTAGTTTTAAAGTTTAACGTTTTAATATAGATTAGTTATGGGTGAGTATTTGGATATTGTGGGCCTGAAGGCGGCCTTGAAGAAGACTAAGGAGTATGTGGATGCTGGTCTGGAGACGAAGCAGGGTGCTTTGTCGGCTGGGAACGGCATCGGCATTGAGGATGGCGTTGTGTCGTCGAAGACGTGGAAGAACGGCATTGGCGAGGGCAGCGTTCAGACGCTCTCGGCAGGCGAGGCCGGTGGCGTGAACTCTGTTGCTGAGGGCACGCAGACGGAGGCCAGTGGCGAGAACAGCCATGCGGAGGGCAACCTGACGGAGGCTGGCGGCAAGAACAGCCACGCGGAGGGCTACAGCAGCACGGCCTACGGCGAGAGTGCTCACGCTGAAGGCAACAAGAATGCCGCCGGCGGCGCATACGCTCACGCGGAGGGTGCTGGGACTAAGGCGAGCGGTGCTGGCAGCCATGCGGAAGGTGAGAACACTGCGGCGAGCGGCGCTGCTGCCCACGCGGAGGGCATCTACACTGAGGCGAGCGGCCAGTGCAGCCATGCGGAAGGACAAGGTGCACAGGCGAGCGGCTATGCTGCCCATGCGGAGGGCGTTGATAGTAGTTCGAGTGGCGAAGGCAGTCATGCTGAAGGAGAAAACACGAATGCTAAAGGTAATTACAGCCATGCTGAGGGTGAAGATACTGCAGCAGCGGGTGCGGCCTCGCACGCTGAGGGTGAAGATACTGCAGCAGCGGGTGCGGCCTCGCACGCTGAGGGCATGGGTACTGAGGCAAACAACGAGGGCGAGCACGCGGAGGGTAGGTATAACCTCTCCACGGAGTCGTCGAGTGATGCGGCAGCTTCGCTTTCTTCCATCGGTATGGGTAATAGCAACGCCGGCAAGAATGCTCGTGAGTATAAGAGGAATGGGGACTTGTATGTGAACGGCATCGGCGGGTATGACGGTACTAACTACTCGGAGGCTGAGACGGTGCAGGCTGTGATTGGGTCGTTGCAGGATATTGGGTCGAAGAGCTTTGTGGGTGCTGAGTATGACTCGGAGGCCAAGGAGATAGTGTTCACGACTGGGGACGGCGGCAGCTCGACGATTGACGCTTCGGCGTTCATCAAGGACGGCATGGTTGACTCGGTGGAGATAAAGGACGGCAAGCTGGTGATCACGTTCAACACTGACGCTGGGAAGGAGAGCATCGAGCTGGACCTGTCGCAGGTGTTTGACGCTGACAACTACTACACGAAGGATGATGTTGACGGCAAGGTGTCGTCGATAGAGGGTGAGATAGAGGCTAACTCGACTGCCATCCAGACGAACGCTCAGGCGGTGTCGGCAGAGACGGAGGCCCGCGAGGAGGCTGACAAGGGCTTGCAGGAGCAGATAACGTCGAATGATGAGGAGATAGCGACGCTACAGGAGAGCGTGGAGGCACAGAAGGCCATTGTGGAGGCATTGGCGGAGGATGTGTCGGAGAGTGATGTGCTGGAGCGTGTTACTCTTTCCAGTGGCAACAAGGCATACAAGATGAAGGACGCGACGGGTGCGACGGCCTCTGGCGTGAACGCGGTGAACTTAGGCTTCAACAAGGCTGTGGCGAGCGGCGAGGGTGCGTTGGCCGAGGGCTACGGCACTACGGCGAGCGGTGCTCACGCCCATGCCGAGGGCAACAGCACGGTGGCCTCTGGCGGCAACAGCCATGCGGAGGGCAACAGTGCGGTGGCTTCCGGTGGCGGAAGCCATGCGGAGGGATATAACACTGAGGCGAGCGGGCAACAGAGCCATGCGGAAGGCTGTGAGGTGAAGGCGGAAGGTAAGGCCAGTCATGCGGAAGGCGGATGGACTAAGGCCTCTGGTGAAGACAGCCATACAGAGGGCACGAACACTACGGCGAGCGGTGCGCACGCCCATGCGGAGGGCAACAGTGCGACGGCCTCTGGCGAGGGCAGCCACGCGGAGGGACAATGGACTACGGCCTCTGGCGAGGGCAGTCATGCGGAGGGCTACTGCACGGAAGCGAACAACGTCGGCGAGCACGCGGAGGGTACTTATAACTACTCCACCTCCGACAGTGGGTATGAGACGCTTTCTAGCGTTGGCTTTGGCAGCAGTGCGAGCAACAGGAAGAACGCCGTGGAGGTGAAGAAGGACGGCAAGGTGTATGTGTATGGCGTTGGCGGCTATGCTGGCTCGCTTGATGCCCACATTGACGCGAGCGGCACCTCGACACCGTTGTCGTTGGCTGATGTCATCTCGGCATTGCAGGACGGCAAGCAGGATGCGCTGACTGCTGGGGACAACATCACGATTAAGGATGGTGTCATCTCGGCTACTGGCGGTGCTGATGTGAGTGCGCTGACCACGGAGGAGGTGGATGCTGCTGCTGACGAGGTGTTCTCTTGA